TAAATTTATATATAATAAAAAAACTTAGTTAAGTAACTTAACTAAGTTTTTTTTGTCTAATAGCTATGATTTTGATACAATTTAGCGACTATATTAATGAAGATATTAATTTTAATATTGCTAAATTGTATAGGGTTAATGCTAAAAGGTGCACACCACCTATACTTTTAATATTACTCTTACATCATTGAATTTTATTTTGCTTTTACTAGCATTTTTGCCTAATCACAATTACTTTATTAACATTATCATTTTCCGTATCACCACCGAGATTCGTTGCGAAGGATTTATCCCGAGCTTGCTAATAACACCTATTCAACCGGCACTCCATTTTTATCCCTCTTCACCTTTAGTTGTTCTTTGAAGATTTTAGTGATTTCCTGTTTCCCACGATTTGTGCCAAGGTCTGCTAAACTCATTTCTCCCTTACACACTTTAATCAAAATTATTATGTATGCTTCTCCAAGTGCCGATGTAAGAGTTGCTGCTGTTGCAGCTGAAATAGCTCCTCCTACCGCACTTCCAGCACCTGGTATTAATTTCAATAATCCAGACACAACTGCCTTTCCAAGCACTGTAGTACCAGCAGTACCCATTGTACCAGACACAATAGCGACTAAAGTAGCCTTTTCCATGGGAACTCCAAAAACTGCTGTTATACTACCTAGCATTGTGATTTGCTCAGGAATTAGAAGGGCGGCGTCTGAAAATGGAATTGGTACGGCGCCTGTCACTGCAGCTGCCACCGCTGATGCTACTACCACCGCCTGCGCCTTTCCTTTTTTTAAATCTAAATTAGCACACTGAACTGCAACAAATGTTTTTTGAACTGCTTCCGGAATTACACTATTCATAATCTCTGATAGCTTATCTAAACCATATGCTTTTGCCGTATAGTCTTCATCAATATCATAATCTTCAGAAAGAACAGGAACTACATTAACAATAGATAAGTTTTCCTTTTCGATTTCACTCTTCAATTCTTTTGCATCATTCTTAGAATATGACTGTGTAAGAACTACAATAACTGGAACATTGAAAGTCTCTGTTTCCTCTAAGAATCTCTTTAAGAAATCTATCTCAGCTTGTTCAAATCTGTGTGAAGGAGTACTTATACAATACCAAATACAATGAATAGCCTTACTAATATCTCCACTTTTAATTTCGGCTTGAATTTTACCTATAACTTCTTGTAATAGGCTATCAATCGCATTTTCACCACCTAACTCCAATCCTGGTGTATCATATATCGCTAATGGGAAATCTGGCTTTTCAATTTTACGTATTTGATGTGTGACTGGCTTTCCAACTCCTGTATCTGCCACTTTCTGACTAAACATATTATTAATAAGTGTACTCTTACCAACACCTGTTTTACCCAAAATCATTACATTGAGCTTTTTAAGTTCCTTGTATTCTTTTTGTATAGCATCCATTATTTTCTGCGCTACATCCGCAGGATTAAAGTTCTCCATCAGATTCACTCTCCTCTACACTTTCTTTTCGTACTATTTCTGGTCCCCAGTCATCATCATCTGCATTAGATACAGGTTTCTGGGCATACATTTTGTTTGACCAGAAATCTATTATCTTTGGCATCACAACAAAAGCACCAGTAGCAATAACTAAACTTCCCAAAATGTACCACCCAGTTTTCTTTTTGCGCTTCTTCTTCATAGCTACTATCCTCCATTATATTATTTAAAGACATCGTCTTCTTTATAGTCGTTGTTATTTTCGCGAATCACAAAAAATATTCGCTTTATAAGTATAAAATCCCTAAAATATTATACAACATATCTTCTTTACTATAAATCAAAAAAGCCAGTAAGTAAATCAGCTCATTTCTATCCAAGGAACCAATTCACCTACCAGCTTTTTAGGCTTACTTATTCTCAAGAATATTCTGCAATGTACCTACTACTATACTACGTGCTAACTACAAAATTTATTAGAGCATACATCATAAAGGCTGCTTGCAATCTAATACCTTTTGTACCTAGCGCTTAGACTACAAATAATACAGCTCATAAGCATTAATACAACTTAATACTAATTTATTTACCCACTTACTTATTGTACTATTTTATATAGCTCTAAATTTATAGAGGAAGAAAACTTTCAAAAATATTATCGCTAAAAAGTGCACACACTACTTCAAGGCTTTATCCACTTTTATAATCCAATACTTAATATAATTTATATTAATAATATTTGTACTACTAATTAAATCATACTAGCAATTCTTCAAATATTTAATCGCATTCCACTACAATCATCTACATCATATGCAATTTTATTTAAAAATAAATCTAAATCTATCTCCAATACTTTCATCCAAATATCCCCATTAAGATCTTTAACAATTCATTTTATCATTTTCTTAATTAAACTATTATTACATTTTAAATCCCACTTACAATTATAAACCTTTAAATATGTAAATCACATTATTTCTTCTCGCTAATTTTGTATATTATTCTACAGATTAATGTAGTTTTTAACATAAAATTTTATAACATCTTCTTTAATTATAAAAAAAAACACCCACAAAGATAGCTACTTTCAAAGCTAAATCTGTGGGTTTTATCTTAAATCCTTATGTATTACATTCTAATTCCATATCATCTTTAAATATAAAAGTTATTTTTTCATCAGAATTTACAATTACCTTCTCAACTGTTCCTAACCAAAGTCCCTCATCAAATTCAGTAATTAAGCTTTCCTTAACTTCAAACTCCTTAATAAATTCAACAATGCTTTCCTTCTTGGCACTTCTCTCTAATCTCTTTTTATCTATCTTTTCAATCTCCTTCTTAATACTTTCATACCTTTCTGCTAAAGCCTTGTATCTTTCTTCATACTCTTCTTGATTTAAGGCTGTATGTGCATTTTCTTCTACACATCTTTTTAGCATTTCAATAACTACTTCTAGTTCACTTTGAAGCTTAGAACTTTCTTTATCCAGCTTCGTAGTGTCTGTCAGGGCTTGTATTATTTCTTCATAGCCTTTTAAAATTTCTTCCTTGTTTTCAATTAAGCTATTAAAAGCTTCAACAAATGCCTGTTTTATTTTATCTTCATAAAGATGAGGAGTGTTACATTTTTTATGATTTTTAAACTTAGAATTACACTGCCAAATAACTCTACGGTATTTACTGTTGGAATGCCACACTTTTCTTCCGTAGAAGCTACCGCACTCTTCACAGATAATTTTTCCTGAAAAGCAGCTTCCCCCTGTCTTGTAACCTTTAGCTTCCTTTCGCTTTTTCATCTCAAGTTGCACTAGGTCAAAGGTTTCTGGTTCAATAATAGCTGGATGACTATTCTCTACATAATATTGTGGAACTTCTCCCTCATTAATCTTTTTCTTCTTTGTTAGAAAATCAACTGTATAAGACTTTTGTAATAGTGCATCGCCTTTGTATTTTTCATTCTGAAGAATACTCTTTACCGTGCTATGTTGCCAAACTTCTTTACCTGCAGGAGTGGGTATCTTATTTGTAGTTAAATGCTTTGCTATTCCTGATGGAGTTTTCCCTTCAAGGAACAGTTTATAAATCTTTCTTACAACTTTAGCTTCTTTTTCTACAATCTTAGGCAATCCATCTTCACCCTTTTCATATCCTAGAAACTGTTTGTATGGAAGACTTACCTTTCCATCTGCAAATCTTTTTCTCCGACCCCAAGTAACATTTTCTGAAATTGACCTAGATTCTTCTTGAGCTAAGCTTGACATGATTGTAATTAGTAATTCTCCCTTACTGTCCAAGGTATAAATATTTTCTTTTTCAAAGTATACTTCTACACCTTTTTCCTTTAGCTTTCTTACTGTTGTCAATGTATCTACTGTATTCCTAGCAAACCTGCTAACTGATTTTGTTATTATAAGGTCTATCTTTCCGCCAAGAGCATCCTTTATCATTCTATTAAATCCTTCTCGCTTTTTAGTACTTGTAGCTGAAATTCCTTCATCCGAATATACATTAACAAAGCTCCATACAGGATTTGATTTTATTTGCCTTGTGTAATAATCAACTTGGGCCTCATAACTTGATAGCTGTTCATCATTATCAGTAGATACCCTTGCATACGCTGCTACTCGTTTTAAAGTAACTGTTCTTGTTGTACCTGGTGCAAATCTACCAACTATTGGTGGTATTACTGTAACTGCTCTTGCTGTACTCATGATAAATTACTCCCTTCTATTTTCCAAACTACCTTCCCTCGTTTTTTTTGACGTGCTTGTTCAATACAGCTTTCACTGCATCATTTATAACTCCATTCTTTTTTCACTTTAGTACCGTCATTGAAAATAAACATCACTAAATTTTCCTTTAGTACTTGTATTTCCTTTATCTTATTTTTAAATATACCTTCATCAAATTGTTTAAGTTCTAAAACTTCTGTAGCTAGTGACATTAAAATATTCTCCGGTATTTGTTTAGAAGAACATTTTTCTTTACCAAAACTATTATATGTTGAACAAATCCATACTTCCTTTTGATATTTTGTACCTGCATTATTGATTTTCCTGTGATAGTATTTACCACATTTGCCGCACCTAATTATGCTAGTAAATGGATACTTATTAGTAGTTGTTTTTCCTACCTTATATTTCTTCTTGCGTTTTTCAATTTCTTTTTGGACCTTATTAAATGTATCTCTATCTATTATTGCATCATGATTATTACTTACATAATATTTAGGAAGTATTCCATCATTTAAACAAGTTTTCTTTTCTAAATGGTCTGCAATATACTTTTTCTGCAGCAATAAATCCCCTGCATATTTCTCATTATTTAATATCTCTTTAATTTTAGAACTATCCCATTGCTTGTTGTTTCTCGTTTTTATACCCATTGAATTTAGTTTTTTGGCAATGGCAAGTCTCCCCATTCCTTCTAAATATGCATTAAAAATCATTATAACGACTTTTGCTTCTTTGGGGTTTATTTGCATTTTACCCTTATATATGTTGTAACCATATACTTGAAATGTATTTGGTATACCATCTTTAAAATTGTTTCTTATTCTCCATTTGCAATTTTCACTAACTGATCTACTTTCCTCCTGCGCAAAAGACGCGAGGATAGTAAGCATTAACTCACCATCCCCACTTAAACTGTGAATATTCTCTTTTTCAAAATAAACATCTACGTTTAATTCTTTTAATTCCCTTACTACTTCTAGCATCATAACAGTATTTCTTGCCAACCTTGAGATTGACTTTGTTATAACCATATCTACCTTGCCTCTTCTGCAATCCCTAAGTAACCTTTGAAATTCTGGTCTTTGCTCTTTTGTACCTGTAAGTGCTTCATCTGCATAAACTCCAACATACTTCCAACTTCTATTTTTTTGTATAAACCCACTATAATAACTTACCTGGGCTGAAAGTGAATGAATCATTGTTTCTTTACCATTTGAAACTCTTGCATAAGCAGCTACACGTTTTTTATTTGGTACTTTTGCTATTAAAGGTTGTATTTTTATAACCTTTCGTGGCATATTATCACCCCTTTCAGCTACGTATGTTAACTCTGATTTTGATACAAAGCAAGCTATAAACTACCTATAATAGGCTTGTATTTTTCTATTAACATTGTATCGATTTTGCTGTATTCTTTATCCGTTATCAGCCTATTTGAAAGCATTGATTTTGCTATAGATAAGGCTACTCTATAATTTTTTTCACTATTGAATTGTTCCTCATTCATGAGCTTCACTTCCCTTTTTAAAACGATTATTTATATAACAGGCATGACTGCAAAACTTACGTTTCTTGTTGCCATAACTTTCAAATTTAGTACCACACTCTTCACAAATCAAGGTATAATATGCTTTTTTATTAAGTTCTTTATCATTGGCTTTCCACCATTCTCTTCTGCATTTCTCACAGCAGAATTTTTTAGGTTGTCCTTTTGTTCCTTTTTTTAAAGGTTTACCGCAATTCTTACAAACAAAACAAATTTCTTTTTCTTTAATTTTTGTTTCTACCTTTTCATTAGTTTGTAATCTACTTCTCCTACAAAATGCTTTTACAGTATTTTTATTTATATTTAAAGCTAATGCTATTTGTGAATAGCTATGCCCTTCTTTTTTCATTTTCTTTATATTTTCTTTTTCAGTATCAGTCATTAAAATCACCCCCAATAAAAAAAGGAGAAACATCTAATGTCTCTCCTAAAGTTCTATTTATTAAAAATCATAATTACTGCATCAAATCCTGCTGACTTTAACTTCTTAACTTGCGTTTCTGCATTATCCCTTACCGAATAAGATCCCGCTATAACCCTATAAAGAGTTTGTCTATTTGTTACTTGCTGCTTTTGCTGAGCTGTTGTTTCATTAAATTTATTTTCTTTATACCCTATGCCTAACTGAGATAATATAGCTTTTGCAATAGCCTTAACTATTTCATTTCTCTTGCTATCAAATAAAGCATTATCCCCACTATTATCAATAAACCCCATTTCAATTAAAACTGCTGGGCATCTGGTTTCTCTTAGCACATGGAAGTTAGCTGTCTTTACTCCCCTATTGACAAATCCAATACTTACAAGTCCAGCTTGTATTTTTTCAGCTAGTGCTTTAGCTTTTGTACTTGCACTTAAATATGTGTAAGTTTCAGCACCTCTAGCTTTTTCTGGCTTAAAAGCATTTCTATGAAAAGATATAAAATAGTCATAGTTGTTTCTATTTTCAAAATTACTTCTTTCTCTTAAACTTACAGTAGTATCTGAAATTCTTGTTTCATCAACTGTAATTCCATGTCTTCTAACCTCTGCTGCTACAGCCTTACCTACACTTAATACATCATTACTTTCTTTTCTTCCTTTATAACATGCACCACTGTCTACTCCACCATGTCCATAATCAAAACATAATCTACCCATTTTTATTTTCCTCCTTTAACTGCTCTAAAACATTTTTTAATCTTTCAGGTATTGGTAGTCCTATCCTTGTGGCATTTTCTAAAATACTTATTCCTTCATTAGAAATATAAAAAAATATAACAGCAGTACGAATTGCACTGCCGTTGCCTATAAGATAAGAATCAATTATATTCGCTACTCCCACTAACACAAAAATAAGTATTTTTTTAAATATTCCTCTAAATCCCACTTCACTAGATAACCTTTGTTCAAGAATAGATGCCATAATTCCAGTTAAATAATCAATAACAACAAAAGCTATAAGTGCATATAAGAATCCGTCTGCTCCTCCAAGTATCCATCCAATCCACCCACCTATAGATGCAAATATCATTTTTATGGTTTCAATAATATTTTTCATTGTCAAAGCCTCCTTTTATATAAATAAAGCCCACTCAAATTAATGAGCAGGCATATCTAATGGATAAACATAGTCACAAGTAAAATCATACTGAATTTTCATTGTATTTACTGGTGTTTTGGTTACTGGTTCTGGAAGAAGTGTATGCGCTGAAGCTGGAACTATATAATACTCATTTAAACTCCTATAACTACGATCATTAAAAGCAAATAAAGTTTGAGTATCCTTGTCCCAATTTATACTACTATAATTGTAATCCCCCCAATTTATACTTCCATAAATGCTTAAATCCATATTTAGTTGAATAGCTCTTGTAACATTAACTATTACATATAATTTATTGTTTGGAATTCTTGTAATAAATAATCTACTACTAGTTCCAGTACAAACTTCAGCTTTTTTAACAAAAGTACCATCCTTATCATACATAGCTACGCAGCTTCTATAGTCCATACTGCTACCATTTCTCTTAATACATCCATTATAGGTTATATATACATTACTTTCTGTAACAGCTATATCATAATATTCAACATCATAAACCAGATTATCTGGAACTTTAGCACTTTTGGGGTAGCTTTCTATTATATTAAAATTCTTATCTAACTTTTTAAAAGAGCCATCCTCTATAAGAATCCAAAAATTTGTTCCATCATAAGATATAGCTTTTGCTTTCTCTTTAAGTGTTATATCATTTTTCTTTTCAATACTAAATTTATCATATACATTAACTGTAACTTTATCTATTTCTAATGTATAAAGGTTATTTTTATCAGTACATAAATTATAATAAGGTATTGAGTATTTTTCTTCTTTTATAGTTCTCTTTTTATACATATCATTTATATTAGGCGTTTGAGCATTTGAGCCATCTTTTTGTCCTCCAGACCAATATATGCTTTTAAATGTTCCATTAGCAACATGAGTTGGAAAATCAAAGACAAAGTGTTTTGTCCCTTTTCCACCTTTATCCTCTCTTAACCATTCTCCTTTATTTACAGTACCCATAAGTTCTGAATCCCCAGTATATGGGTACCATGCATCAGCATAGCCTACTATATTACCCCATATAAAGTAATCATAAGGATCTTCTGGTATATCCCCTGTGGTTAAAGATAAAACTCTAAATGGATAAGTTATAAAAATCTTTTTAAATAAATTTTCTTGACTATTTTCAAGCATTGGATAATAAAATCCATCTAAAAAAGCTATATTAGCTAAAGCCGCTGTTATCCTATTTTCGCTTTTAG